AGCAGGTTTAGGTGCCCGCTCGAGTACTACTTGCAGCGCTTAGTACCAGTTACACGACGTAACTTAGGTGTTAAGGTAGGCCGAACCTGGACATCTGCCCTAAAACCGGTATATTTCTCAATATACTGATATAAAGGAACAGATTCCATGGCTCGGTCCTGCCAAACATCTAAAAGTTGCTTAGTTAACCGGGCCTGAGCTAGCGAGATAGACCGAGCTCTTCTAAGGCTGAAGATAGCCTCCCCAACATAGTATTTCGAAATACCTAATTCAAAGATATTAACGTCTTCATCGCTAACCAAACGGTTAACAGTGTCGACGCTAAGTCTAAGAAGGGTATTCGCAACACTAATAACGGGGAGCGTCTCACGTCTTAGAGCTTGGTATAACTGGACATTCAAGCTTGGGAGATGTTTCAAAGCCTGATCATCCATAGTTTTAACTATGGAATCACGGTTTTCAAACAATCTCTCAACATCCGAAACCGCTATCTTTAACTTCATCTCTTTGATAAAATCAACGAGGAGATTTAACATCTCGGGAGTCGAAATAAACTCCCATAAAGGAAAAGTTCTGTGGAAGTATTGATGAACGGATACTCGTAAAGAGTGTCCGGCATTAATACGGTCACAGGATATAGAAGTTTCATCAGTAACCTTACTGATAAAATTTCCTATATAGTGGTAAACCATATACAGTTTAATTATTCGCTCTGCTTGCGCAGGACGCTTAAAGAAACTGAATGTGGCTCGGATCAAGTCTGGGTGCTCAGAGATAGGCAAGTTCCAGCCGTGAGTAGCTTGGTTTCGAAGGAACTCATGAAGAAGTGAATACTTCTTCCAAGTCTCTAAGAAACCCCCGATACTAAAACCTGATACCTCAGTACCTGATATTACTATTCTTTTGGCAAACTCAAGCATCTTTTCAGATACTAGAGTCTTTTCATCAGAAATAGGCATATCAAGCTGAGAGCATAAGATTTTATATTGGAGGGCTACTTCACGATTGGCTATAACTAGATCATCACCTAAAAGGCAGTAGTCAGGGAAATAATGACCAGGTTTAACAACCTGAGCATTAATCGCCGATAACTGAACCATTACGTGATGACTTAGAGCCATCGCGGCCCAAGAGGAGTATGCTCCCATCGGCTGTCCCGCCCGATAATAAATCGGGTGGTCACAGTCTTTGTTCACAAAGGCTTCTCCTACTAGCAGGCGTTTCCATGCTAGAGCATGATCTTCCCCAATTAGGTTAGTTAAAACACTAACCTGAAAGTCAACAGGCATTCTGTCTGTTGCAGCGGAAAGATCATAACAATAGTATGGACCGGTAGAAGGTAATGACGACTGAAAGTTATCCTGATTAAAGGTAAAATCAGACGGTATATTCTTCAATATACCCATTAAAGCATCATGAAGAGGCTTTAATGCAGTCTGAGTCCAATAATCAAGGATAGCAATCACTCGCGTCTTACCTTCCTTATCACTGAAGTAACTAAGCTTACGAGAATACTTTTCAGCCTTTGAATGGATTAATCTCCATATCTCCATCATAGAGTATCCTAAACCGGTCGGCTGATAAGGCTTAGTCATAGCTACTTGAAGCGCTAACCCACCCAAAAGGATAATATCTTCCTTTTGTTGAGGTGTTATAGCGTCCAAGTCAGTTAAGGCTGAAGCCAAAGCAGGACCGTTAGGACCACTCTTGGTAGAGAAATGGAAATCTTTCCAACTCAAAGATTGAGGGTAAACTCCTAGAGTCCTACAGATCACTTTAATAGTGTCCTCATTTTGAGGAATTCCTTTAGAAGGAGTCTCAATGGTATCCAATTTTAGAATAGCCTTAAACTTAAAAGCTCTTCCAACATTTAACAATGTTAGAAGGACTCTTATAGTTTGAGGATTATCTAAATCGGATTTCCATAGGGACAACTCCTTAGGGAAACCTGAAGAGTCTAGCGATACCGACTCAAGTTCATATAGTGGATTCCCACTAAGGTACCTTAGAACAGCCAGACGGAGAGATTTATATCTCCGAACTGTTTGCTCTAAGCCTTGGTGGTCCACATTATGTGAAAATGTGTCCAGGTAAGCTGTTACACGTAAACTGTATACTTCGTACTGCTCACAATACAAGGTTAATACTATAGGGATTAACTTCCTTATCGTACTTAATCTAGTCATTGTAGCAACGATTATATAAGTTTCACGCAGTGCTAGGGACGCTACCATGCCCAAGGTAGGGTGCTAGCCTTCTTGAACATTGGGGGTACGACACCCCTCGGTAGCCGCGATCCTAACCACTCTCTTATCAGATGATCCACACAGCTATCCTAAGCTGGCCCAGTCTACCAAAACTAATATATCGAAAGATATATTGGCTCGGCACTGACCAGAACACCTTAGTTAGTATGAGTTTCACATAAGACAGTTGTTAGTGTTGGAACTGCGAGGTTACTCTTGATTAGCGACTGTGTAACAACAGTTGTTGATCTTGGGTCTCAACCCCGCGCGCTTATCCGCGAGGTAATGCTACCCGGCAATGCCG